ATGCGATACGGCCGCCAAAGTGATAGTCGGTATAAGAAAGGCCGCTCATCCGAAGACGAGCAGCCAGAACGTGATGAGGGGCGCCGCGCCGACGCCCGAAGTGAAAACAAACAATGCGACGGTCTCGAAAAGCCACACGGCCAATGAGACGGCCACAAGCAGCCAGCCGACCATCCGCACCCAACCATGCCGGTCGATGCAGGAGCAGACGATGCCCACGGCCAGCGCGACGACCGGCGCGCAGACCACCAGCAAGGTCAAAACGAGGCTAGTCACGGTGGGCGCCGTGGTTGAACACGAGGACCAGTACGAGCAGCAGCAGCCATACGATGCCGATCAGACTCATCTGCCGCTCCTCTCATCCAGATAGCGTTGCGCAGTGTCCACGATCCAGCATCGCGCGTCCAGCTTCTCCAACTTGGACAACTCGTACCGGACGGCCTCGCTGTGGTCGTGCGCCGGATCGCCGTAGATGAGACTGATGAGCGTGTTCTTGATCGTGTCCCTGCACAGTTCGTCCACACGCTCGTCGAATTTCTCCGTCCGCTCGTCCAACTGTCTGGTTTTGGCGAAATGCTGGGAAAGCACGGAATTGTACGGCAGGCGTTCGGGGTTCACGTGGCCGTACAGGCCGGTCGCCAACGCCTCCAACGCGCCCGGCCAGATCTTCAGAATCAGGGTGACGACGGCGCACGCGCCGCCCACTCCCCCGAAACCGGCAAGAAAAGATTGGATCACATCGATTCCTCCTTACGGGGAAAGTCCCGCCACCGTGGCGGGACCTGGTTGAATCAGTAGGGATGGTCGCGACAGAACTCATGTTCCTTATTCTCATCGGCGACCACCCGCCCCAAGCAGGCTAGTATGGCGCGGTGTCCTTGGTGAAGAAGCTTGGAAGCCCCCCTCCGATGGTGGAATCGTATGTCGTCTTGGATTCGATCAGGATCTGGCTCATCATGCCTATCGCGCCGGCGGACGCGGCGGGCGCGATCCGGAGGATGAGTTCCTCGCAGCCGTCCGGGATCGTGAAGTCCGAGTCGACTTCGACCGTCTGGCCGTCCGGTATCCGGACTTCCACCAGGTTCAAATACGAACTGCCTTTCCTCACGTATATGCGGAAGTTCGCGTCGGCGTGCTGCGCGAAGGCGCGCGCGTGCGCATGGTATTCCCCGACGGGCGGGATCAGGTCGCCGGCCAGCGAGTATTGCGTGTAATTGTCGCCGGGGGTGACGGTGGTGGCTCGTATCCAACGCATGCCATCCACGACCGCGTATTCCATTTTCGTGTTGTCCGGCGTGTAGGGTTTCAGCGTATCCGACAGGTTCGGGTCGGGGAACCGGTTAATCCTCCGCATGCGCGTCTCCCTCCGTTGCTTCGAGCACGTCGGAGACGGACAGTCTGCCGCCCTTGTGGACATGCCAGTCTCCTTTATTGAGACTGCCGATCCCGGCGATGTTGTCCGTCGGCTCCGGCGGCTGATAGTCGAGTTTCCGTCTCATTCCAGCTCCTTTCCGGTCAGCAATTGCCAGCCATTCCATTCCTTGCGCCAGATTTCACGGATTCGGTCGAGGAGGAAGCACATGACATTCGCGTCATCGCCGACCGCACCGGTGTAATAACGCAGTCCCTTGTGGAGTTTTTCCGTGCGGCACCAGAGACTGCCGACAGGAGCCGTCTCCGGCTGGTCGGGTTGGACGAGCATCTGCTTCGAGCCGAGCACGGTCTTACCATCCGCAATAGAGACGTGGCAGGGGTTGAAGGCGTCCTGTTTTAAGACGGTGAAGAAATTTGACGTGTCACTGACGAAGCTCACTATGCCGTCCTTGATGCTCGCCACGGTGGAATCCGCTGTGGAAAGCGTCAGGCTCGCGTCTTCGATATGCCCGTCCGCATAGACTTTCTGCGCGGTGATTTTCAGCTCAGGATGGTCACTGTAAAGCGCCTGAGCTTTGAAATCCACGGGTTTGAGCCACACGTCCGTCAACGTTTCAGCGGCGGGCGGCCACACTAGCACGCCATTGTAAAGCGCGTTCATCGGCACCGGCATGTCATCCGACATGGCATACGGTTGTCCGATTTTCACGCTGTTAAGCAAGACTCCCATGTCAGGCCTCCTGAGCGGTGGAATCGTCGGCGGCATCGGCAATGTCCGACGTGGATTCAGCCGCGCCCCCAGCCGAGGCGTCAGTGGTCTTGTCGTCTTCGCCGGTCACGTCTGATGCCTTGTCCTGCACCTGCTTGACCGCCTCGTCAATCGCAGTCAACGCATCATTGGCTTTGGACTCCACCGTGGTCTTAGACTCGGTGATGGAATCCGCGACGGACTGCACAGCTGAAGCGGTGGCGGCCACTTGAGCGGACTGGTCGGCAACATTCTGCGCCGCCTCAGCCACCTGCGCGCCAGCCGCCTGAGACGCGTCGGACGCGGCCTGAGCGACATTAGCCGCCTGAGCCGCCTGCGCACTCTGAGACTCCACAACCACACGCGCGTTCGTGATATCCTCCAAAATCTGCGAAGCCACAGTCTTAGTATCGCCTTCCGGATAAAACACCATCTGACCCGGATTCGCAGCAGAAAGCGACTGCGCCTCAGACAGGGAAGCCGCAAGCAGGTAAGTCAACGCGGCACCAGAGTTAAGCGTCGGTGCGAGCGTGCTCGCATCCACGTCCACCAGCGTCGTATATTCCACAGTCTCAGACGAGACAGGCACTTGCACCGTCCGCTCGAAATGGCAGGACGGATCATCCGGAAACTCGGTCACCTTCCAGGCGAAAGTGTTGTCAGTCGGCTCCAATACGACAGTCGCGGTACCATCCTCGCCTAATTTGACATCGAAGCCGCTTTGCACGATCACCGTTACACCGGACACGTGACGGCGCACCGGCGCGAAATGCAGTGCGCCCGACTTAGGATTGCCTTGCGCGTCTTTGAATTGGAAATGAATGTTGGTCGCGGCCATTTAATCCTCCTTGTCGCCGTTGTCCATCGCTTCGAGCACGTCAGAGGGAATGAGTTTTATCGCCGCTGACAGTTGACTCTGTAAAATCGCCACCTGCTTCGACAACTGCCCGATCTGAGCGGACATGGAGTCGATGACATTATTCGCGTCAGCTGGAATCTGCCGCACTATTCCTCCTTGTTTGTCACGTTTGGCATGAGAGACTCGTAGAACCGTTCCTCCGCCGCGTCTATGCTGTCCCGCATGTCGTCGGCGGCGAAAAGCCGTCCGATGGCCGCCGCGTCGACGCAGCCAGTGTCGATGCCGGTGCCCGGCGTCGCGTCGGCCGCGTCCTCCGACAGCATGGCCGTCTGGACGGCCGCGTCCGCCTCGTTGGTGATCGCAGGCAGTCCCAAAGCCGTCCGCGTGCTGTTGCGGGCGGCCGTTACCGGATCGTCCTGCACTTCGCCGTCCGTGGAGAGCATCGACACCTCGGACGCGGAATCGTCGAGCGCGGATTCCAAGCCCTCATAGGCGGCCGTGTACGCGTTACGTCCGGTCTGCGGATCATACGAGCCGGCCGATTCCCTTGCCTGCATCATGGCCGCGCACGTCTCCGCGACACTCGTCGTGCCGAGCAGGGCACGCCATGCGGCGATCGCGTCCATGCCGCACACGAGCCCCCGCTCTCCTTCCTCCTCCGGCCTGATGATGAGATTTCCGTCCTCGAAAACCGTCTCCATGTCCCCTCCTTTATTTGGCCAGCCATGCGAAAGCATCGACATACAAGTCGCCTTTGTACGTCGCGTTGCCCGTGTTGTATCCGGTGACTTGGAGCTGACCTGCCTTGCCGGTGTTGCATACATGCATGAAAATCGAACTGTATTCCGTGTCCGCGTTGCAGACGCCGTAGTAGCGTCCGTATTTCGCAGGCGTCCACGACCACGTCGTCTTCGTAATCGTGGCTCCTTGAGATAGCGACGCACCCTTGATGATGCGCCAATTGATGCATTGGAATGTGCCGCGGCTCGTGATGCCGCCGAGGTAGCCTCCGAGATACACGTATCCGGTGCTGGTGTCCGAGAGCACGCCGATCTCGCCGTTCGCATTCGACGCGGTGCAATACGCCCTGGCCTTCGTGCCGTACGAATTGATGCCGATCTCGCAGAGCGACCCGGTATCGCTGCGCACATTGAGGTACGCTGACGCGCCGGAGCCGCCGACGCCCTGCAAATTCAGGAACGCGCTGCTTTTCTTGCTGTCGTCGCTCTCTTCCCAATTCGTGTCGGCTCTGAGCAGCGCCTGCGACGTGATGCCGCTGCCCGTGCCGCCCTTCGAACGCGGCTTCGAGCTGAGACGAATCTGTGCCGCGGGATCGTTCTTCGTGACGTGGCCGCTCAGCAGGTCCATCTCGCTCATCGCACCGACGCTGCTGGACTGGACGGCGGACATGATCACCGGATGCGCGTGGTAGGCGTCGGAGCCGTTGTAGGCGGGGAACTCCAGTCCGTCGCCGGTGAACGTCTCCGTGCCGCCGATGATCCAGGACTGGTAGTCCGGGCTGATGCGGACGCGGTGGCCGCTCGCGCGGGTTTGGAACGTGCCCGTCAAAACGTTGCTCTTGCCTTCGCCGTCCAGATACACGGTCTGGTTGTGGTTCGAATCCCACATCCGCAATGCGGTCGAGTCCAACTTCATGCCGGT